ATATCTATTATAATCAATATTACGAAATAATACCGACCTTTGACCGTTACCTGTATTGGCCAAAAATAATTCAGACGCACTTCTAGACGTGTTTAGTATCGGACCTAAAAACCCTCCTGTTAGTTGATTTATAACATTTAAAGCGTTTGATGTTTGTTGTGACAAAAATCCTGGCTTGTGTTGTTGAGTAAAATAATCACCAGGAATCAAAGAAACAGGCCAATATGCACTCGCTAATCTACTCGCCAAATCAAACGCGGCAACAATAGGATTTTCAGGAACCGTAATTCGATAATTTCTATAAACTAACGGTTCTTGTCCTGTTGCAATTAATGCGGCCTCAAAAGGGTCACTTAAAGAATCTAAATTAACTTGTCCAACTGTATTTTGGAATACCTCGGCAGCAATTCTTTGTTGAAACAAATAATTAAGTTGTTCCGCACCAATTTTTGCAATATAAGAATCTTGTGATAAAGAGCCATCAGTTCCATTCGGATTATCAGAAAATAATATACTGTACGGGGTATAAGAAGACGGTACAAATGTTGGGGGATTCCAATAAGGCTGATAAATTTTATTATTGTTTTGGATGTCCGTAACAATAACCATATCGTTAAATCCTCCTGAAGGACCATATCTATTTTCAATATAAGCAGCATCAATATAGAACTCATTAACTAAGTCTAATACCGTATCTGTTGGACTATATTCCCCTTGATTAGAGTTAACAGGTAATGGAGGTCCATTGTACGTAATTGTGGTGTTAAACCCACCATTAGGCCCGTATTCATTTAATGGGTATAGTGTCGCAGCAAATGGGGTGTCAGCAATTAAAACGTCTGGCGAATCGATAACATTACTTATTGATTGTTGTACTTCATAAGTAATAGGACCTGAGGGTGGCGTATAAACTCCTGGCACATCATATGGGTCCAAATTTTTGGCTAATAAGGTGTTTCTAAATGACGAACTGTTAACAAACGATAATGTGCTATTTGGCATTTTCTATACTTTTATTATAAATAGATATCATGTTTATTTTTATACCCTCATACTCGCCATTTCCATCAATTGTGCCTGATTAGAAGTTGGTGAGGTTAACCCATTATTGTATCGACCTTTAGTAACCGCAGTAACCATAGCTTCTTTAACTCCTGAGTTTTCAAACGCCAACATAAGTTGAGCGGTGTCAATATTTGGTGGTGCGGTTATGTTTAAATTAATATTAACAGGCCCCGATTCAGTCATTCTTGGTGAAGGCGTGTCATTTATATTATTTTCATTTCTATTATTAGACCCCGCTAACGCCGACAAAACTTCTTTACCTTTAGTGAATGATGCCAAAGTATCTTCAGGTAAAAATTGAACGTTTTGTCCTGGTAATTTCAACATATCTTTTGCAACTGTTGTTGAAGTCGTTTCGGGGGTTGCGGTGGTTTTTGTTGGTATTTTTTCAACCTTCATAAAAGTCTCCCCTAGTTTCTTACCACCATTTTGTAATATCTCAAGAAAAATGTTTTGTTCTTTTGCCAAATTTGAGGCAGCAACCGCCCCTTTATCTAACGCTTCAGCATAAGCCCCTTTCATAAAATTAGCGGTACTCTCCATACTTCCTTTAACAACATTAAAGGTTTCACTCATAGACCCCTCACCTTTAAATAATTTGTTAATTGAACCTAAAACTTCTTCCGCTCCTGTACCTAAACCACTTCTAAGATTTCTACTACTTAATTTATCTCCTGATAACGATTCGGCGGCAGCATCATATAATAGTTTTGGGGCCTCTAAGGCCTGATTGGCAACTTTAGTTCCCGCTAACGCTCGACCTGTTCTATTTGACATTGATTTTAAAGATGCGTCCATAGATTTCGAAATTGTTAGTTGGTCTTTGGCTAACTCTTCCATACTTTTAGGTTGAGCCATTTCTTTAAGAGCTTTCATTTGGTCAGGGTCTTTTTGTAATTCCGAAATCGCTTCAGTAATACCCAACTCTTTTCCTCCTAATTGGATTTTATATTCACCTCCAGCCCCCATTTCTGCCATACCAGCAATTAATCCTTTTTCTTCTTCAGTAAAACTTGATGGAAATTTAATTTTCTGCATCTTATCGGCAACCTCAGCACTTGACAACGCCATTTTAGATAATTCCCCCCTACTCATACCCATGGCTTTCTCAACCTCCATTAACTGTCTCTTAGCCCCTGGCATAATCTCAAACTTACCATCTTCACCTAATTGAACAAATTGTTCACTCATTTTTGAGATTTGGTTTTGGAGTTCTGCGGGGTCATTTTGAGCCATATCCATTAAACGTAATGGGTCTAATAGTTCTGAATTCGCAACACCTAATCTTTGCATTGATGCCGCCAATTCAATCGCCTTATCAGGACTAAATAATTCATCAGCTAATTTAAGAGTACTATTCATATCAACTCTTAGTAATGAGGCTTGAGCCGCCATCTTGGCTAATCCTGAGACACCACCCGCAAAATTAAATTGATTTAATGCGGTCATGTTTGAAAGGACTTCTTTACTAACCGCTTGAGCATTAACCCCCGATTCTCTTGCAATGTTAACAACTTTACTCATTTCACCAGTAACTTGGTAAACTGACATACCAGCATCCTTAAAATTAGTAACAAGTTCTTTTGCGTTTTGACCCGTTACTTCTGAAGTGGCGTATATATCTTTATAGGAACTTGAGGTTAGTATTAAATTTCGACCTAATGATTCTGCAACATCTTTTTGAATACTAACAATGTCGTCAAAACTACCCCCCATTCTCTCTACTTCAGAGGCGGCGTCTGCCATAGCGGCCTTTAAGTTAACAATGTTTTCACGACCTTGTCCAAAAGATTTTACAATTGTTGTCGCTTTATCGTCAATTTCTTGAATTACCTTAGCGATATCTCCCGCACGTAAATTAGTTGCCAAAGCATCGGTAATTTTTCCAACACTTTGTTCGAGTGCTCCTTGGACTTTACTTAAAAAGTCTCCACCAGGTTCGTTAGTAGTTTCTGCCATAGGTTAAGTATTATATATGTATAAATACACCAAAAACAATTTTACTATTATGTTTTTGGCGTATTGTCCTCAATAATTCTGTCGATGAGGTACTTTCTCATATAAGTTGGCATGATGTGAAATTCGGTGTAAGATAACCTAATAAATCTCGCCAAAAAATAATACTCTTCGATTAAAAGTTGTTTGTGATTAGAAGAAAGGCCGAAAAAACTCCACCCCAAAGGTAATCTCGAAAGTTACCAAGTCTCCTGAAGGGGCTTTTACTGTTTTTGTTAAATCTAATGAAGGTTGATTTTCTCTAATGAAATTACGGATATATTTGGAATCCATAATTGGCATTGTGTTAATGAAATTTGCAATCTGTTCTTTGGAATCGTTTCCATTAATTTCAACAATTTGTTTTGCTAATCTCCAAGTAATAGTTGGTGCGGTTCTACCTGCGGGGTATTGCTCAGCCATTTTACTGATTTCAGTTGTTTCTGCAAAACTCAATGGTTTTAATTTAACACTAACCCCTGATTTTGGTAATGTTGTTGTAAAAAAACCATTTTCATCAGGTTGGTGTTGTGTTTTCTTAATATTTAACTCATCTAACACAACTGTATGTGTAAATGGTTTTCCTGTTTGTGAGTCTGTAACTGACACTTTATATTCAGGACCAAATGAAGTGTTACGTAAGAAAATAAGTACCGCCTCAATATCCCCATCCAATAGCTCTTCAGGTCTTAAATCATGTTCATAGATTTTACTACGTAATAATGTCATAATGATATTATCACTACTCATTTGTGACGCACCCATTAAGGCGTTTTCGTCATTTGCGGTTAAGTAACCGACTTTTATTGCTTTCTTTTTTGATTTATAAAATACACCACCTGAAGGTAGTTGTACTATATCGTGAGGTAAGTTAAAACTCTCCGTTCCTGCGTCAATGATACTTTGGTCCATATTGTTTGTCTTTTATAATAAAATATAAAGTAATTTCTTTTTTTTTAAATAGAAACAAAAAAAATCCACATACCTAAGCATGTGGATTTAAATATATTTTGACTGAAATATTTTTTATTGTAATTTTAGTAAACTAAGATACAACGGTCCATACGTAATGTTGCCGTAATACTCGCTAAAGCATCTGTATTATAAGCCAATGAATCGAAGTTAACATCCGATAAGAATGTTCCCTCTAAAATCCATTTCTCAACAACAACACCAGTTGGGTCTAACATTTCTAAATCGACATTCTTTTTGTATCCCGCAGCATAACCCATACGACCTGTTACAGACTCGGCACATAGACGTACCCACTCCATAAGAGCTTGAGATGCGGACGGACCAATAGGGTCACGGAATTTAACGTTAATAGTTCCCCAAGTAAAACGACCAGCAACGTAAGTTGAAGTGTTTAGGAAGGGAATCTCAACAGGGTTTATAGTTATATGTGGTCTTGCCGTAGATTCAACGAACCATTCGTTAATACCCAATGTTGTTGGGAAACGAAGAATGAACCTGTTTTGTCTTTTAGGTTCATAAGGTATCGGCATTTTCATCAATAAATCAGCCATTTTCTTTCTTTTTTGTTATTTTGTGTTTATTTTGTTTTTTATAAATATCTCCAAATAAATTTTTTCTCTTTACTTTCAAGATTTAAAAAATTATTCTTAGCATATAAGTATCTAGTTTTATTTATTAATATTCTTTTTTAATTCCTCCTGCAGTAGAATAAGTCTTAATTATATTATCTGGTTCTTTTTCAAAATGACTTTTAACTTTTTCTACATTTCTTAAATCATCATCTGAAAAACCAATTGTAGGTAAGAAATTATTAGTTATTTTATTCTTTAAATACGCTTTCTTCTTAATTTGAGTTGAAACTTCTTTAATATATTGAACAAATTCTTTTAAGGCTTTAATTTTACCTTCCTCGGGATTTGTTGCCGAACCTTCCCCATAACTTACAGGATAAAATCTACAAAGGTCTAAATATTGACGTATAATTTCACGTTTACTTAATTGACCCTCATCAGCAATGTGACGAAACTTTTCTAAATTTTTAACTAACTCATCTGAGTTAATCCCGTTTTTATTTGAAACAATTAAATTGTACACCGCCTCTTTAATTACCGAAGGGGTATGACCTCTAGCGGTAACGATAGAAAAAATCGACCCATTATTTAATGCTTCTACAAAGTCAGGCCAAGCCGCACTTGGTTTTGCTAACATAGAGTCAACAATAAATTGTTTGTCACCCGCAACACCAAAAAATTTAAATGGTTCATCACTAAAACCTACAATAGTATGTCCTTCATATTCAAAAGGTTCTTTACCTATGTCGGTTCTATATTCCGCAAAATCCTCAGTTGACATACCAACATCATTACCTTCTTCATCTTTTAAGATAATCTTAGTTGGCATTGTCATTATGTTGTCGTCCCAATCGAATGAATAGTATTTCATGTCAGGTGTTCCTGCTTCATCAATACCTTCTATAATCATTTTTTTATTTATCATTGTTATTATTTGGCTAAAAACAAGCCGACATTACATCGGCTTGTTTATTTTTTATTTTAGATATTCTCGAAAGACGCCCCTGTTGGAGTGATATAGAACGTGATGTCTATAAATTCTAACGATTTTGTAGGTTTAACATAGATTTTACCCGTCATTTGGTTTCTGTCTAAGTCAGCCGCGTCTGAAGAAACTGTTACACGGAAATCGTATAAACCTCTGTCTCTTCTGATTGCGTCTAAGATAGGGTTAACCGCATCTAAGAAATCTTGTCTTACTTTTTGGTCGTTTTGTTCAAACAGTAATCTTACAGATACCGCAGAAATCAATTTACGAGCTTGAAGTAATAATCTTCTTACGTTAATTCTATCAAGAGCCGATTGTCTAATTTGTAAAGTTTTGTTACCCCAAATTACGGTTCCAACATCAGAGAAGGTTGCGATTGGGTTAAGACGACCTTGATATAATGTGTCTCTATCCTCTTGTGTTAACTTCTTACGTGCTTTAATAGCGTTTACTATACCTCTTGTGTAACCCGCCGCCGCGAACCAAGGGAATGCAATATTGTCTGTTAATGCTAAGTTTCTTGTAACCTCAGCAGTTGCAGGTAAGTAGATTTGTGTGTTGTTTACCGTATCTCTTGTTAATACCCATGGGTAGTAAGTTGCAGTGTAGTTAGAATCAATACCCGCAGTTTCTAAATTGTCTACCGCCTCTTGTGGGTAAATTAAATCCTGCATGTTAGTTGTTGTTGGAACAAACATGTTGTAGTCAGGAGTTGTACAAACATAAAGTGAGTCAGCTCTATCATTTTCAATCATGTCAATTGCACTACCAACCAAGTCAGAATGATTAATATAATCAATACCA